AGCGCTGATAGATTAAAAAATGCCGCAGCTACTAAAAAACTAGCAATATTTGACGCATTTGAAATACTTAACAGAATACAAGAAGAAGAGAACCTGCTTGAGGGCAAAACACCTAAAGAGGCAGAGAAAAAAGTCTTTAAAGGATTCGCAGAAGGTAGATCTAAGTAATGTACAAGCAAAGTTTAGTTAAGGTTGTAGAGCCTGTAAAGAGAACAACAATCACACGTTTGAATCGTGGTAAAAAATGGAAATATGGATACAATAAAGAACATGATATTGTCGTTATATCAAAAACTGGTAAAATTGGTGAAATACTTGAAATCCAAAACTTGCGCATTGCTTTACCACCTGTGCCCGTGCAAGTACATGGACTGCAAGAAAACAAGTGGAAAAAAATAGATTATCCTCAAGAACTACAAAGAATTAAAAACATATTCGACTGGAGAGCTTACCCTGAAGAAAGTAAAGATCAATGGTTCGATTATATAGACGAGGAGTTTAAAAGAAGAGAAGAAGGTTTTTGGTTTATGAATAATGGTAAACCAACCTGGATAACAGGTGCACACTATATGTATTTACAATGGAGTAAGATTGATGTAGGCGCGCCTGACTTTAGGGAAGCAAATAGATTATTCTATATATTCTGGGAAGCTTGTAAGGCAGACAAAAGATGTTACGGAATGTGTTACTTAAAAAACAGACGTAGTGGATTTTCTTTTATGTCAAGCGCAGAAACAGTTAATTTAGCTACAATATCGAGTGATAGTAGATATGGTATACTATCAAAATCAGGTGCAGATGCTAAGAAAATGTTTACAGATAAAGTTGTTCCTATATCGATTAACTATCCTTTCTTTTTCAAACCGATACAAGACGGTATGGATAGACCTAAATCTGAATTAGCGTATAGAGTACCGGCTAGTAAGTTTACAAGAAAAAAGATCACAGCAAACGAGCAGCTTGAAGATATTAAAGGATTAGACACAACTATAGACTGGAAAAACACAGGTGATAATAGTTATGATGGGGAGAAGCTAGCATTATTAGTACATGACGAAAGTGGAAAGTGGGAAAGACCTGATAATATATTAAACAATTGGAGAGTTACAAAAACATGTTTAAGACTAGGTGCTAAAATAGTTGGTAAATGTATGATGGGTTCAACTAGTAATGCATTAGATAAAGGTGGTGATAACTTTAAAAAACTTTACAATGATTCTGACGTTACCAAGCGAAACAGAAATGGACAGACAAAGTCTGGTTTATATTCTCTTTTTATTCCAATGGAATGGAATTATGAAGGATTCATTGATGAGCACGGAAGTCCAGTATTTAATAACCCAGACGATGATGTACTCGGACCAGATGGTGAATTAATAGATATAGGCATAATAGAGCATTGGGAAAACGAAGCAGAGGGTTTAAAAGGAGATCCAGATGCTTTAAATGAGTTTTACAGACAGTTTCCAAGAACTGAAGAACACGCGTTTAGAGACGAGACGAAGAATAGTATTTTTAATCTTGTTAAAATATACGAGCAGGTAGATTACAACGAAGGTATTGGTGCGCAAGGAAATATTAATAAAGGTAATTTCCAATGGGTAAACGGTATAAAAGATACTCAAGTAATATTTTATCCAGATCCAAAAGGTAGGTTTAAAGTTAGTTGGTTCCCACCTCAGCACATGCAAAACAAAATTGTAATGAAAAACGGTATAAAGTATCCGGCAAATGAACACATGGGTGCTTTTGGGTGTGATAGTTACGATATATCAGGAACGGTTGACGGTAAGGGTTCTAACGGAGCTTTACACGGATTAACAAAGTTTTCAATGGAAGATTGTCCTCCTAATCATATGTTTTTAGAATATATATCAAGACCACCAACCGCTGAAATATTTTTTGAAGATGTTTTAATGGCATTAGTGTTTTACGGTATGCCGTTACTTTGTGAGAACAACAAACCAAGACTGCTGTACCATTTAAGAAGAAGAGGTTATAGAGGATACTCAATGAACAGGCCGGACAAGTTGTGGAATAAATTATCAGTAACAGAAAAAGAAATAGGTGGTATACCTAACTCAAGTGAAGATATAAAACAAGCCCACGCAGCCGCTATTGAAATGTATATACAAAATCATGTTGGTCACTTAGGCGATGGTAACTATGGTAATATATACTTTAATGAAACATTGAACGATTGGGCAAGATTTGATATAACAAAAAGAACAAAATTTGACGCGACTATAAGTTCTGGATTAGCCATAATGGCTTGTAATAGACATTTGTATAGACCGAACGCAAAAATTGAAAAACCAAAATTAAATATAAGTATCGCCAAATATTCTAATAAAGGTAGTACTTCAAAGATAATAAAGAATTAATATGAGACAATTTCCAAGTCAGGTAGTTAGCGATGCAGAAAAAATAAGCTATGAGTATGGACTCAAAGTAGCTCAAGCTATAGAGGGAGAATGGTTTGATAAAGATAATTATTCTAATAGGTATATTCATAATAGAAACAATTTTCATAATTTAAGATTGTATGCTAGAGGAGAGCAAGGTATACAGAAATATAAAGATGAATTATCTATAAACGGTGACTTAAGCTACTTAAACTTGGATTGGAAACCTGTTCCTATCATATCTAAGTTTGTAGATATTGTAGTTAATGGTATTGCAGAAAGATTTTTTGATATAAAATGCTACTCGCAAGATCCGTTCGGAGTTAGTAAAAGAACTAAGTATATGGACGATCTTATGGAGGACATGAGAAGTAAGGAGCTAAAAGAATATGTTAAAGAAACTTTTGGCATGGATCTTTTTTACGGTGATCCTGAGTTACTACCTGATTCACAAGAAGAGCTTGATTTACACATGCAGTTAAATTATAAACAAGCAGTAGAACTAGCAGAAGAGCAAGCGCTAAGAACTTTGTTAGAAGGAAATAGATACGATCTTATAAAGAAAAGATTTTATTACGATTTAACTGTTTTAGGTATAGGTGCTGTTAAAACATCTTTTAACACTTCAGAGGGTGTTACAATAAACTATGTTGATCCAGCTAATTTAGTTTATTCTTATACAGAGTCTCCTTATTTTGAAGACATATATTATGTAGGTGAAGTTAAAACAATACCTGTAAACGAGCTTATTAAAGAGTTTCCGCATTTAACACAAGAAGATTTAAAAGAAATAACAGACTATAATAATCAGAACTCTGGTAAATACGAGGTTAACCGTGCGAGAGAAGGTGATAATGATAGAAATAAAGTTAGAGTACTTTATTTTAATTACAAAACTTATATGTCTGAAGTTTACAAGGTTAAACAGACTGCTACTGGTGCTGATAAAGCAATAGAAAAAGATGATAGCTTTAATCCAGAAGAATCTCAAAACTTTAGTAGAGAAGCAAGAAAAATAGAGTGTTTGTACGATGGTGCTTTAGTTTTAGGTACTAAAAAGTTACTTAGATGGGAAATGGCTAAAAACATGATGAGGCCAAAAAGTGATTACACTAAAGTTAAAATGAACTACGCTATATGTGCGCCTAGAATGTATGAAGGACGTATAGAGTCATTAGTAAGTAGAATAACTGGTTTTGCTGATATGATACAGTTAACCCATTTAAAACTACAACAAGTAATGTCACGTATGGTACCAGACGGTGTTTATCTTGACGCTGATGGTTTAGCTGAAATAGATTTAGGTAATGGCACGAGCTATAATCCTCAAGAAGCCTTAAATATGTTCTTCCAAACGGGTAGTGTTATAGGTAGAAGTTATACTTCTGAAGGTGATATGAACGCTGGAAAAATACCAATACAAGAAATAACGTCTAGTGGAGGAGGTAATAAATTACAGTCTCTTATAGGTAATTATAACTATTACTTACAAATGATTAGAGACGTGACTGGTCTTAACGAAGCTAGAGATGGTAGTACACCTGATGAAAGATCTTTGGTTGGCGTTCAAAAAATGGCTGCTGCAAATTCAAACACAGCAACTAGACATATATTAAAAGGAGGGTTATTTTTAACACAAGAAGTTTGTGAGTGTTTATCACTTAGAATATCTGATATTATAGAATACTCGCCAACAAGAGATGCGTTCATGCAGCAAATTGGTGGGCACAACGTTGCTACATTAGCTGAAATATCACAAATACATTTATATGATTTTGGTATATTTTTAGAGTTACAACCAGATGAAGAAGAAAGAGCTATTCTTGAAAGTAACATACAAGTAGCTTTAGGTCAACAAACAATAGACTTAGAAGATGTTATAGATCTTAGAGAAATTAAAAATATAAAGTTAGCCAACCAACTTCTTAAGATTAGAAGAAAGAAAAAGCTTTCAAGAGACCAAAGCATACAACAAGAAAATATGCAGGCTCAAGCTGACGCAAATATTAAACAACAAGAAGCATCTGCTCAATTTGAACAACAAAAACAACAAACTGTTGCTAACACAGCTATATCTATTGAATCAGCTAAAGCTGAGTTTGAAACACAAAAGATGTTAGCTGAAGCAGAGATTAAAAAACAGTTAATGCAACTAGAGTTTGATTACAATATGAAACTTAAGAGTCTTGAAAATAACCAAAGAGCAAGATTAGAAAAGCAAAAAATGAAAAGCTCTGAAAAACAAACAGAGATGCAAGTTGCGGCAAAATCAGAAAAACCTTTTGAATCTAAAGGAAACGACGTGTTAAATAAAAGTATAGACATGTCAAGATTTGGTCCTAGATAAAAAATTATTAATTATTATTATATTATATTATGGCAGAAAACAAAGAAGAGCCTAAAGTAGATAACGAAGTAGGCTCGTTAAAAGTAAAAGAAAAAAAAGAAACACAACCTACTGGTAACGAAACAAAAGGTAATGTTACCAAGGTTAAAGAAAAAATGAAAGAACCTTCAGAGGTTGTAGAACAAACTATTACTAAGGTTGATTTAAGCCAACCTCCTACTGAAGAAAAAATAGAAAAAGTTGAAGAACCACCTGTCGAAGAACCTGCGGTTGTAGAAACTCCAGCGTTAGAAGAAGTAACAAACGAACAGAAAGTTGAAGAGCTACAAACAGAAGTTGCAGACGTTATTGTTGAAGCAGAAGAATTAGGCGTAGAAATTCCAGAAAACATTCAAAAGTTAATGAACTTTATGGATGAAACCGGTGGTGATCTAAATGATTATGTAGCTCTTAATAGAGATTACTCAGAACTAGATAATCATACTTTATTAAAAGAATATTACAAGTCCACTAAACCACACTTGTCAGAAGAAGAAGTTGATTTCGTTATGGAAGATACATTTGCTTATGATGAAGAAATGGACGAAGAGAAAGAAGTAAAAAGAAAAAAATTAGCCATGAAGGAGCAGGTTGCTTCAGCAAGGCAACACTTGGAAAGTGTAAAATCCAAATATTATGAAGATATTAAAAGCGGAAGCAAACTCACTGAAGAGCAGCAAAAAGCTATTAATTTTTTCAACAGGTACAACAAGGAATCAGAACAAAGTCGTAAAATAGGCGAAAAACAATCTGAAGTCTTTAGAAGTAAATCTGATCAAGTTTTCAATGAAAATTTCAAAGGTTTTGAATATAACGTTGGAGATAAAAAATTTAGAGTTAATATTAAAGACACACAGAAAGTTAGAGAAACACAAGGCGATATTAATAACTTTATCAAGCAGTTTTTAACTGAAGATAATATGATAGATGATGCCGCGGGTTATCACAAAGGTTTATATACGGCCATGAACCCAGACCAAATTGCTAATCATTTTTATGAGCAAGGCAAAGCTGACGCTTTAAAAGACAGTATTGCTAAATCTAAAAATGTAAATATGGATCCTAGGCAGTCTCATGTTGAGAATATAAACACTAGTGGTTTCAAAGCTAGAGTATTAAACGACGATGGACCTGATTTTAAGTTTAAAATTAAAAGAAAATAATAACTAAATTAAAAATTAAAAAAAATGGCATTAACACCAGGACCTAATTTGAATAGCGTTCCAGCTGCTCAACAGCAAGCGTTATCTTCAAATTATCTAGATTTTACGTCCGGCGCAAACGACTGGGCACAACAATACTTACCAGATCTAATGGAGAAAGAAGCTGAGGTTTTCGGACCAAGAACTATTTCAGGTTTCTTATCACAAGTTGGAGCTGAAGAGGCTATGCAAGCTGATCAAGTTGTATGGTCTGAGCAGGGTAGATTACACCTTTCTTACAAGGGTAAAATGACTAACTCTACTACATTCTTAGTTCAAGCTGATATTGACGGAGCTGATTCTGATAACGCAGGTATTTCTAATACTCACTCTGAAATAAGACACGGTATTAGAGTTAATGATACTGTTATCTTAGCTGACGCTAACGGAGTTAGTAAGTGTCTTGTTACAGCTGTATCTACTGATACTATTACTGTAGCTACTTATGACAACTCTACTATCACTGCTTTAAACACTGATCAAACTACTACTATATTAGTTTATGGTTCTGAGTTTGGTAAAGGTACTAATTATCATAATGCTTCTGCGGCTGATACTGATGACAGAGGTGCTAACGAACCAAGATTCAAATCATTTACTAACAAACCGATTATAATTAAAGACTACTACTCAGTTTCAGGTTCTGACACAGCTAGAATTGGTTGGGTTGAAACTACTTCTGAGTCAGGTGGATCAGGTTACTTATGGTACTTAAAAGCTGAGGCTGATACAAGAGCTAGATTTACTGATTACTTAGAAATGGCTATGTTAGAAGGTGAGCTTGGTAACGTAGCTGGTTCTGCTGACACTTTAATTAACGGCGCTGGTAACTCATTTGGTACTGAAGGTTTATTTGCTGCTATTGCTGACAGAGGTAATACTACTTCAGGCGTAACAGGAGTTAACGCTGCTACTGACTTAGCTGAGTTTGATGCAATACTTGCTGAGTTTGACAAGCAAGGAGCTATTGAAGAAAACATGATGTTCGTAAACAGATCTACATCTTTAGCAATGGACGACATGTTAGCTTCTATGAATTCTTATGGAGCTGGTGGTACTTCTTACGGAGTATTTAACAACTCTGAAGACATGGCGCTAAACTTAGGTTTCTCTGGATTCAGAAGAGGTTCTTACGACTTCTACAAGTCTGACTTCAGATACTTAAACGATCTAGCAACTAGAGGTGGTATTAACGACGCTAATTCTTCTGAAGCAATTAGAGGTGTTATTATTCCAGCTGGTACTTCAACTGTTTATGACCAAATGTTAGGTAAAAACCTTAAGAGACCTTTCTTACACGTTAGATATAGAGCTTCACAAACTGACAATAGAAGAATGAAAACTTGGGTTACTGGTTCTGTTGGAGCTGCTACATCTGCTTTAGATGCAATGCAAATCCACATGTTATCAGAAAGATGTTTAGTTACTCAAGGTGCTAACAACTTTATGTTAATGAAGTAAACACTTTATATTAAAAGACCGGGGCTTCGGCCTCGGCCTTTTATTTTATTAATTTTATTATATATTATATTATGGCAAAAAAGAAAAAAGTAGAGGTTGAAGAACCTCAAATTGAAGAGGCAGTTGTAGAAACTGCTTCGGTTGTAGAACAACCAAGAGAAAGAAAAAAACCAGAAGATGAGTGGGAAATAAAAGATAGGGTTTACTATTTAAAAAGTGGTAAAAGACCAGTTTCTTACTCTATGAGATCATCAAATATTTATTGGTTTGATGAAACGAAAGGTTATGAAAGAGAACTTAAATATTGTGCTAATCAAAAAACACCTTTTGTAGATGAAATGCAAGGTGATCAAAGATTAGAGCATATAATTTTTAGAGACGGTAGTTTGTTTGTTCCTAGAGAAAAAACAGTACTACAAAAATTATTGTCGCTATACCACCCTCATAAAGATAAATTATTTTACGAGTACAAGCCGGCTGCTTTAGCCGCAGAAGAAATAGATGTTTTAGAAATGCAGGTAGACGCATTAACAGCTGCTAAAAATATAGATATTGATATGGCTGAAGCTATTATGCGTGTAGAGGTTGGTTCTAACGTATCAAACTTAAGTTCTAAGGAACTTAGAAGAGATTTACTAGTGTTTGCTAGAAATAATCCTAAACTGTTCTTAGAACTTGCAGATGATGAAAATGTAATGCTAAGAAACTTTGGTATTAGAGCCGTAGAGATGGGTGTATTAAGATTATCATCTGACCAAAGAAACTTCTTATGGGGAAGTAATGGTAGAAAAATAATGACAATACCATTTGACGAGCATCCATACACTGCTTTAGCGCATTGGTTTAAAACCGATGAAGGTATGGAAATATATGCAAATATACAAAAAAGATTAAACAACTAATCAAACTGTAGAGCGGTCGCCCTACGGGGCGATCGTAACTACAATAAAAAAATATTATGATAAACGTAGATAGAATATATCAAAGAGTTTTAACTCTTGCAAACAAAGAGCAAAGAGGATATATAACACCTCAAGAATTTAACACACTCGCTAACCAGGCACAAATGGATATATTTGAGCAATACTTCTACGATTTAAATCAATTCTTAAAAATGCCTGGAAACAACACTGTACATGCTGACATGGTAGACGTATTAGAAGAAAAGATAAGTGTTTTTGAACAAACTGTTCCTGCTAATCCTGCTGTAGTCGATAATACTATATCGTTAGCTGCCCTTCCGAATTTTTATAGATTAACGAGTATTGCTTTTCAAAATATAATTTATGAGCCTGTAAGTAAAAAAGAATTTAGATTATTTCAACTTAGCCCTTTAACAACACCATCAGCTGAAAGACCTGTGTATATGTTAGATAGGTTTGATCATGTAGTTACTTTTCTTGGTAGACAAGATCCAGTTGTTGATGTAGACTATATAAGATCGCCACAACCAGTTAATTGGACTTATGTAGTTGTACAGGGTAAGGCACTTTATAACGCCAACGCTACGGATGCTCAAGATTTTGAACTACATCCATCAGAAGAAACTGAACTAGTTTTAAAAATATTAACACTAGCAGGGTTTACATTAAAAGATCCAAACCTTTACCAAGCGGCAGCTGGTGAAGACTTAAAAAACACTCAACAACAAAAACAATAAAATAAATGGCATTATTAGATCAAACACAGCAAGATTATTATGACGGTAACGATTTTGGTGGTTATCAGTTCATATCACTAAGTGATATTATAACTAATTTTACAATAGCTTATGTTGGTGAAAACAAAATAATACCAAAAATAAAAAGAACTGATATAGCTTTTCATGCTCAACGAGCGATACAAGAGTTGTCATTTGATACTTTTAAATCTATTAAGTCTCAAGAAATTACATTGCCACCCTCTTTAACAATGGTGCTTCCGCAAGACTACGTTAATTACACTAAAATATGCTGGGTAGACAGCAATGGTATAGAACGCCCTTTATATCCAACTAAACACACTTCAAATCCTACTCCTATACAACAAGACGCGAATGGTAATTATAAACTAACAGCTGTAGGTACTTTGACTAACGGAAGTAATTTGGTTGTTTTAGACAAAATATACAAAAACATTTTAGTAGGAATGCAGGTTAATGCTCCTAATTTTTTAAATACTGGTAGCACTCAAGCTGCTCCTAGTTTTCCTCATGGAACTGTTGTTGGTAGTGTTGTCCACGACTCCCCTTCGTATCCTGGTGTGACAGTTATAGGTTTGGTAGATTATCTTAGTGGAGGTTTTCCTTCTGGTCTTAATCCTAATGATATTCCTGATGGTAGTTCGGTTAATTCTAATTTTACCGGTGATGAAACCCTAACATTTAATATGTTTCGAGAACCTTTCCCTGGTAGTGCTGGGAATTTACTTGCAGATGTTACAAACGAAAGCCTTGTAATAGAAACAGGAGGTGGTGTTGTGCTAAATAATCTTACTTACACTACTAATGACGATAAAATAACAGCCGCTTCTGCCGCTGACGCTGCTCAAGTTTCTGTAGGTATGTATGTCTCGCATACTCATATGACACCTGGTTCTAAAGTAGTAGATGTAAATGGATCTGTAATAACAGTTAATAATCCGCTTCTTGCAGACGATGGAGATAATCCTACATGGGGTTCTACTAATCAAATGACTTTTATTACAATACCAGCAGAGTCTGAAACTTGGCAAAGCTTTAAAACAGTAAATGATTTAGATTTAGATGATTCTTTAGCTTATAATCATGACACCGATATATACGACTTAAATATAGGGCAAAGATATGGTTTGGAGCCAGAGCACTCGCAAACTAACGGAACGTATTATATAGATGAATTAAAAGGAAAAATACATTTTTCATCTAATGTTTCACAAAAAACTGTAATATTAAAATATATAAGCGATGGGCTTGGGACTGATGCTGAAATGGTTGTGCATAAATTTGCAGAAGAAGCGATGTACAAGTGTATAGCATACGCCGTATTATCTACTAGTGTTACTGGACAAAGTTTAGTACCTAGATTCAAACGAGAAAAATTTGCAGCCGTAAGAACAGCTAAACTAAGACTATCAAATATTAAAATACACGAACTTGTTCAAACTATGAGAAACAAGTCTGCTTGGATAAAAAGATAAAATATGCCTGAAATTAAAAATGTTTTTCGTTCTGGTATCATGAATAAAGATGATGACGAACGAATAATACCTAATGGACAATATAGAGATGCAATGAATATTGAAGTTTCTACATCTGAAGATTCTGATGTTGGAACTGTACAAAACATATTAGGTAATACTAGGACTGATGATCTAAGTATTTTAGACGGTGATCAAATGAAAGCGATCGGTAGTATCGCGGATGAAAAAAATGATAAGTTTTATTGGTTTGTAACAGGGTTTGACTCTAATGGCGCTCATATAGATGCTATTATAGAACATTCTAATAATGGTGTTATTACTCCTGTTTTTGTAGATAGAACACAAAATGTTTTAAAGTTCAATAAAAACAGTGTAATCACAGGTATAAATATAATAGATAATTTACTTTTTTGGACAGATAATATAAACGAGCCAAGAAAAATAAATATTGACAACTGTAAAGCTGGTACAAGTGATTATACCACAACTACTAAACTTATAGTAAACGGCGTAGATAAAGGTTTTATTGCTGAAGAACATATCACTGTTATAAAAAGACAGCCTTATGTTGCTCCAAAAGTTATTCCTGGTGAAACAATAATACAAACTGAATTTACCTTTGAGTCAAAAGACATTACTGTAAGTGGTGGTTTGCCTATACCCGGAACAGACGATATTACACTTACAATTTTAACTACTTCAAATATACACAACCCTTTTGAGTTTAGTGTAGGTGATGTTGTAATAGGTAGTAGGCCTAATACGCTTGGAACACTTCCAATTAATTTTGAAATAAAATTAAAGGTTTTAAGTATAGGAGTAGATACTTTTGACGCCTCTACCGGAGAAGGTGAATTTACTGCTACTTACGAAATATTAGAACTTAGCGATGATATATCTGAAGAAGATGCTGCTGATATAATATTCAATGTAAGAAAATTAAGAGAAGAAAAACCTATATTTGAAAAAGAATTTGTTAGGTTTGCCACAAGATATAAATACGTAGACGGTGAATACTCTGCGTTCTCTCCTTTTACACAACCAGTATTTCTAGCTGGTTCATTTGGTTTTCATCCAATAAAAGATTCGCACAATGTTGGTATGACTAACAAGCTGTTGACTATAAAATTACAAGACTTAGTTCCAGATCACACTCCAGATGATGTTATTCAAATAGATATTTTATTTAAGAAAGATGATTCAACAACTATTTACACTGTTGACAGTATAAGACCTGATGACGGTACTGATTACTGGGAAGACAATAGTTATAATCAATATTCTATTATAAGCGATAGTTACCCATTGGCAGGTAGTTCAGACTCTCAATATATAGAAACTGCTAACTTTGGATATAAAGGTCAGTACGAAATAAGTACAGAAAACATATACGCAGCCCTACCCGCTAATCAAATACTAAGACCTTATGACAACGTACCTAGAAAAGCGTTAGCACAAGAAATAACTGGTAATAGATTAGTTTACGGTAACTATTTACAAAACTATAATTTAAAAACATTTCAAGACGAACAAGTTTATATTGACTTAGATTTAGATTTTGAAAGTAGAAATGCTGGTTATGGTGCTGTAGATTTTAGTACTGGTAAACGTTCCGTTAAAACTGATAGAACTTATTATTTAGGTATTGTTTACGGTGATAAATACGGTAGAGAAACACCTGTGTTTACCGGTAAAAATAGTTCTATAGAAATACCTTTTGATGCTGATGGTACTGATCTATTTGATGGTAATGCTAGCAAGTCGTTACAGCTTTGTGGTAATTTAGCTGGAAAACAACCTTCTTGGGCTCATTATTACAAATATTTTATAAAACAAACTACTGGTGGTTATCACAATTTAACTTTAGACAGAGTTTATAAATCTATAAGGGATCAAAGTATGTGGCTTTCTTTTCCTTCTTCAGATAGAAACAAATTACAAGAAGGCGATTATGTTATAATGAAGAAAGAGATAGACACTAATAATCAAGTGCCTGTTGATAATAGAATAAAAATAATAGATATAAGTAATGAGGCTCCAGAGTCTATAAAGTTTAACTTAACAACATTAGGAACTGGCGGAGGTAGTGAAGAAAATTTAGCTGATTTATTCCCAGACGCAAATGGTAAACCAGCTGAGGATGCCGTGCGTATAGCTATAGACAAAGAGGTTTGGGTTAATACGGAGTTTGGCTCTAACCTAGATAATTTTACATCGTCTGATAGATTTGCCATACAGTTTTCTATAAGAAGTGGTAACGTTAGAACTTTTTCAGACATATACTTTGTAGCCTCTGCATACCAAGAAGACGATGGTACTATCGGTAGATATGTATTTATACTAAGAAGAAAAATAACTGCTGCTGATCAGTGGGTAGAAAGCTCTGCTGGTGTTTTAGACACTAGTTTAACAATGGAGTTGTTTTTATTAGAAAACAAAGATACCGTAGAGTTTGAAGGTAGATTTTTTGCTAAAGTAGCATCTTCACCTTTAACGCAGAGATTTTTATTGCCAAGTCAAAACGACACAGATGATTTTGCTTTGGTAGCTAGGGCTTACGCTTTTTGGTTAGCTGACATACCTACGGCTGACTCTAGGCAAGATGGTGGTGTAGGAATTTTAAATTCTTCTTCAGGTGCTATGCTAGGGTGGACCGCTAATACTAATGCTATAACAAGTAGTGCCTCTAGTAATACACAAGAAGAGTGGGGGTTGATAACTAAATTCAATACAGACGCAGAGTCTACTTCAGGTTGGTTTATAGATAACACTCATTTTGCGTCGTCACAAGAACCTTTTGATTTTCACAATCAATGGGATGCTTGGTACTCTGGTAGAATGACAAAAGGTAATCCTATACAGATCAGTCAAGCTGGTGGTTCATCGCAAGAAGTAAACGGCTTAGAAGGTATAGTTGAAGTAAACAACGCTAATATTGCCGGCTATCCATATCGTGTTGACTCTGGTGATCCAAAGGGAGCTAAACACTGGTTAAAGTTTGCTAAGAGATATAATCAAGGCTTAGAAGATCCTAGCGCAACACCTCCAACCTCTGCTTTAGATGGTTTTATAGATGGTAGTACATTTGATCAAGAAGTTTTAAATACTTACATAGCAAAAGGTCCTTACGAGACTGCTAATAGTAAAAAGGGTATATTTATGCATTTATCCTTTGCTTGTCCTGGCGTAGATTTACATGATGGTTATTTTCCTGATGATTACGCTCCAGATCCTTTTGACGATTTTAACAATGGTGCTAATAACCATTTTATAGAAAATTTACAATGGATAGTTTCTGGTGGTATACATCTTCAAGGAGACGTTAAGTCTTCGGCTGGTAGAAACTATGGTTATTTCAACCAAAATGTTACTGCTGTTGGGCTAGAAGCGCATGACAATCAGTTTAATCCTGGTTATTTAGATCCTGGTGCCGGCGCGGTTGCTAATCAATTAGCTACTGGTAATCAATTTAAGTTTGAAGGAGACGATGTTACTGTTTATACCATTGTTAGCGTTGACGTTAAATTTTTATACAATCACACGTCTTGGAACCCAATGGTAGCTACAGATAACACTGGAGATGACAAGTATGAAAACAATTTACTAAACTTTTCAGATACTAACGCCCACGCTAGTGTATCCAACGCTTTTGATAAATATCTCGCAAGTAACAATGATCCAAATGCATTATTAAGACTAAAAAACACTATAGTAAACTTTGGTAAAGCAAATAATAGAAGAGTTTGTTTTATAGTGCAATTAGACAAAGATCCTAGAACTATTTATGATCCAAGAGGTAGTGGTAAGGCAACGCCTACTACTTTTAACGCTATAAACTTTATCGACACATATATAGAGCCTGGTAAAAATACTTTACCTATAACACCAGCTATATTTGAAACAGAGGCAAAAGAAGAGCCAGATTTAAATATATATTTTGAGGCTAGCAATGCTTATCCTAGAATATTAGATTTTACAGACGGTACTGGTAGCACTGGGTTAAGCTCTAATTTAATAAACGCTGCCAGCAATGTTATACAAGATGCTATAATAAATCCAAATTCAACTAAAGGATCTATGTTAGCACCTATAGGTAGTAGAGTAGAATTAAAAAACTTTCCAGCTGGTATGCCTAATTTAAGTGTTATACAAGCGGCAAATCCAGAAGAAAATTTTTATGTTAGAGTAGCTGGTTGGGATGGTAATATACTTAGTTTAGCAAGCCCTGGTCTTTTAGTTAACGATAGTAATAATAACGCCATAAACTATACTACTAGAGTATTAAAATTCTACAGACAAGATGGTAGTTATACTCAAGCTGCTATTCATAGCGTTAGAGAAACAGTTGGAGACTATGTTACTAAAGTAGAGATGTTGCCATTAGTACACAATAGAAAAACAGCGTTACCTTACTATAACTGCATATCATTTGGTAATGGTGTTGAAAGTATTAGAATAAGAGACGACTTTAATGGCATGCAAATAGCCAAAGGTGTCAAAGCATCAGCCACAATAGAACAGGCCTACGAAGAAGAAAGAAGAAAATATGGTTTAATACACTCTGGTTTATACAACTCTACTAGCGGTGTTAATAACTTAAACCAATTTATACAAGCAGAAAAAATAACTAAAGATATTAACCCTGTTTATGGTAGTATACAAAAGCTTTACGCTAGAAACAAAGATTTAGTAACGTTATGTGAGGATAAAATATTACAAATATTTGTTGATAGAGATATGTTGTTTAATGCTGATGGTAATGCACAGTTACTAACCAGTAATAGATTTTTAGGTGCAACACAACCTTTTAGAGGCAACTATGGTATATCTAAAAATCCAGAGTCTTTTGCCGCTGAGTCATTTAGAGCTTACTTTACAGATAAACAAAGAGGTGCTGTAATGAGACTTTCAATGGACGGTTTAACGCCTATATCCTCGGCTGGTATGCACGACTTTTTTAGAGATAATTTAAGAGATGGTGGTAGATTATATGGTAGTTACGACGCTTATAAACAAGATTATAACTTATCTATTTATTATGCAACTGATACAAATGAAGTTTTAAATCCAGAGTTTAACGAAGCGTTGATTACAGAAGAAAATATTGGCAGTGACATGCTTTTAAACGGTGATTTTAGTTCTTTTACCAATAGCTTTACACCTAATCTTTTATCCCCACCTGACAGCGCAATCATGGCGGGTACTAACTGGATACCTGTTAATGTTTTTGATATTGCTCCTGATCCAAATTTTGGACAGCCAGAAAAAAGTATTTTAGCTTTCAACAGTTCGTCATTCTCTCCAAAATACAACAAAAAAATCTCACTTGACATTAGTAGCTTAAACATTAATAATATTGATGTTTTAAAAATTGGTTTTGAAACTGATACTAATAGTTCCGAGGCAGAAGATCATATTTACGGTGCGCTAGGAGGAACAGTTGGTAGCGCTACACAAACTTTAGATACTTTAAAAGTTACTTTGTATAACGATCAAGGTAATGCAGGTATTGTTGTAAGTTCAGCAGACGTTCAGGATGCTCACGCGGGTAATGGTTATCAAGATAAGACTTATGAGTTTGAGAAAACTATGAGTATTTTTAACTCTAACCCATCACTTGCTAACAAACTTACAATTCATCAAACCTTGTTTCCAAAAAAGCACCTTTACATAGATAATATAGTTTTGAAAAAACAAATAACCACTACGGCCGACTGGACTTTAAGTGGTGGCGCTGTTAGTGTTAACGACAAAATATTGATGCCTGACGGTAGTAGTATATCTCAAACTCAAAACTCTAATATTATTGAAGCTGGTAAAAAATATAGAATAAGTTATGATAATTTTTACGTTTCTGGAGATCCAAAAATAACTTTAACATCTGCAAGCGATTCAATATCTTTGCTTTCTGCTTCTGGTACTGATCATGTTTTTACTGTTGACTCTAACACTGTAACGCTTTCTATGAATGGTGGCTCCGCGGAAATGATTTATCTTCAAATAAACGAAGTAACTCCTGTTGGTGGAACTGTTGGTTCTTGGGATTTAAATGGTGCTCAAACTCAAATATTTACTTCTGAGGGTTCGGATGGTAGTGTAGTTTTTAATTCCGCTGTTCAAGATACATATTTACACCAAAACTTAATACCTACAAATAGTATTTTAGATTACAACCCTGGAGTTAAATGCAATATTAGTTTCAACATATCTGGCTACTCAGGATCTGGAGAGTTAAGTTTTAGATTGTACAATAACGATGGAGAAGGCTTTGAGCACACTATAAGTGCCGATGGACAATATAATTTTTCAGGCACCATAGGCAACGAAGATACTACTGATGCTACTTTGCACAATAAGTTTGGTTTTTACGTTTCTTCATCCAATACTTTTAGTGGTACTATAGATAGTGTATACTTAAATATTGATGGTGAAGGTACTGGTAAAACTATTACTTATAACGAAAAGTCAAAAGGCTGGGTTAGTTTTAAGAGCTTTGTTCCAGAACTTGGTGTTAGCAGTGTAAATCAATATTACACTTTTAACAACGGTCAGTTATGGAAACACCATACAAATCAAAAAAGAAACGTATTTTATGGCATACATACAGATTCATCAGTAACGCCAGTATTAAACTCAATGCCAGAGTTGGTAAAACATTTTAACACGCTAAATTACGAAGGCACTCAAGCTAAAATAGATTTATTTACAACCGACGCCACTACGGGGCTTACAGACGGCGAATACTACAACTTAGAAGAAAAGAAAGGTTGGTACGTTGAAGATATACATACAAATAAACAAGAAGGTATGTTGAATGAATTTATAGAAAAAGAAGGTAAATGGTTTAACTATATAAAAGGAACAGAGTTACACGTTGATACAGCAGCGTTTAACTTTCAAGGATTAGGCACGGTTTTAAACGCACAATAATATGGAGATAATTAAAAACATAAACATAGACACGTCTAGCTTAAAGGCAGAGGCTGTAGGTAGAGTTTTAAATATAGACGCTACTAGTAACGCTAGATACGTAGTTAGAGTAAGTAGATCTTCAGATACAAATTTATATAATTTTGATACAGATGCTTTTGCAACAGAGTCTTCTAACTCAAATTTTAATGGGGTTGGATCACAACAAATAGCAATATCTTTTCCAGCTGCCTCAAGCGGTGATACATATACTATAAATATATTTTCTACTAACGGCGCGGAAATTTTAGGTAGTTCTAATAAACTTTTTAAATCTATAACTTTACAACAAGTTGGTAACGCTACTATAACTTTTACAGCTACTGGAACTGGTTTTACAAACACAGATGTAGGTGACTCTACGGGTTCTACAGTTGACAGTTTTGCTGCTAGCTCTACACCTACAGTGGTTATGAATCAAAAACAAATAACCGTACCATCAGTTTTTGCAGATTATGGTTTTTTTATAACTAGTACTACTTCAGATTTAAATAATGGTGAGTGGGATAGTGGTGCTTTTTATTGGCAAACAACAGAGGCTATAGTTACTAATCCAGCCGGTGATGGTGTTAGTAGTAACACAGTAACTGTAGCTGATTTAACAGGTCTGGTAGTAGGTATGACTTTAGTGTATCACAAAGGTACAACAGCGCCCGGATCAGCAACTACTATAAGTGATATAGATCTTGATACTAAAACCATAACTTTTTCGACTAGCACCGCGTTTGAAGAAAGTGAAACTATGACTTTTAGAGCTTTTGGTCCTAATTTAATAAAACAAGCTATTGGCATTGGTTTTACAATAACAAATCCTACTGTTAGATTAGGACAGACTACAACTAGTATAGACGACGAACTAACATCTAATGTTGCAGCTGGAGCAGATATAAATGTGAATGGCACCACAGGTATAGGTGTAGGAGCTACTATACGTATGAGAGGGTTAAGCAAAGATTCTAGCGCTAGCGCTTGCACGGTGTCACTTGTAGATTCTACTTCTAATGGTGGGGGTGTAAATGGTGGCGCTATACGATTAGCAAACGGACAGTTAGAGGCTAGTAGCGATAGACCTATTAGAACTCAAACAAAAATATACGTAGATGGCAGTAGTAACAAGGTGTTTTTGAACGGAACTATAAACATAATTAGATACCCAGCAGCAAACCAAAGTATATACATAGACATGAGTAAAATAACGACACAAGGAACAGCAACATGATAGATATAAATTTTGTAGGAAACATAAATAACGACTCTTTACAAATAGGCGATTTAGCTTATTATGTAAGTACGTCATCAACGGGTGGGTTTAACAACTCGACAACAGCCCCTATATTAATAGGTGTTATTACAGCTTTTTCAAACACCGCGGAACAAGTAGCGGGTTTTTGTTCTATAAACCCAGGAACTAACACTACACAACAGTTGTGTGATGATGCTGGTGGAGTTTTTACGCCTCCTGTAATAGGTCCACAAATGACTATAGATAACTCGGGTACAAGTGTAATGGCTAGTGATATAAGCCCTAATGATTTTATAATGTTTGCTAAAGACAGTAGAGTTAACATTTCAGGCTTAATTGGTTATTACGCAGAGGCAACATTTAAAAACAACTCTACAGAAAAAGCTGAGTTATACTCTGTGGCGTCTGAAATAACACCTAGTAGTAAATAACACGTAAAAAGTGTAATAATAAATAAAAATAATATAATTATGGCATATAAAAAATCATCACCAACAAAGTTTGTAAATGCTTTATTTGGCGGAGCTCAAAGAAGAAGAGAGCAATACGCTGCAAATGAAGATATGGGACAGAAAATGGAAGACTGGGAAAATAGAAAAATGAAAAACCCATACGCTGGTGTAAAAAATCCATACGAAAACTTAGAAAATGTTTATGAAGACGCTCAAGTAAATTTAAAGCAAGCTGAGTTTGAAAAAGAACAATCACAACAATCAATGGCTAATATAATGCAAAGCATGCAAGGAGCTGCAGGTGGAAGTGGTATAGCTGGTTTAGCACAAGTTTTAGCTAACCAAGGTGTTAAACAAGCGCAACAGGCGTCAGTTAGTATAGCCTCTCAAGAACAGCAAAACCAACAAAGAGCTATTGCTGAATCAGGTAGGCTAGCAGAGGCAAAAGCTATGGGTGAGCAAAAAAGAGATTTAATGGTTAGAGAAGGTGAAAGAATGGTTGAGGCATACGACATGAAGAAAGAAGAGCAGATGTTAGATTTTGCAATGCAAAGAAAAAATGCAGCTGACCAAGCTATAGCGGACGCGCAAGCTACTGTTGATGCTTTTGTTTCAGGGGCTGTAACTAGTGGTATTAACACAGCTATAAAAGCTTCTGACATTAGACTAAAAGAAAATATAACTAAAACAGGTGTTTCTAAATCTGGAATACCAAAATACACGTTTAACTACAAAGGAGAAGACACATTATGGTCAGGAGCTATGGCTCAAGATTTAATAAGCATGGGTAGGTCAGATGCTGTTACTATTATGGACAACGGGTACTATGGTGTTAACTATGATATGATTGACATTGATATGATTAAAAACTAATAATATGTCAGAAGATAAAAGTATAAAAAAGTATTTTGAAAACATGCCGTATGGAGATGATGCTAAGTCATCTGAAATACACGGCAAACACAACCAAGTAATTATAAATGATTTCATATCTAATCTTGTAAAGCAATATGACACGTTGCACGCTATAGGAGACAAAGAGGGGTCTAATGAAATTGCTAATTTAATTAAAAGTATAGCTAGACAACTAGATAATTTAAAAGCTATTAAAGAAGAATTTGCAATAGCTTACGGTGGTGGAGTAGGTGGTAAAAATCTTTTTTCAAACTACACGGACTTAAGTTGGGATAGAATGTTTTTTGGAGAAAAAGGTAGGATAGCTTTTGGACCAGGTTTTAAAATACTTTGTATAGTGGTAGGTCCTGACGGAAAAGACATAATAAAAGGAATAGAAGATATAACTGAAAACTGGGTTATTAAAGGTACTGAAGAAGCTGACTATATGAAATACCACCAAGATCTAGTAAAACAAGGGCAAACGGCAGCTAAACATCCAGACTTTAATATAGACTGGGTTGTAGACAACTTGTTAGTAACCAATGATGCTTGGAAGATATTTGTTTCTGATAAAATAGGTGGTGTTTATTTTTTACAAGAGTATTTAAAAGAAAACGAAGAAGCTGTGATCAATGGCCAAATACCAGATGAGATGTTACATCCAGATTCTTTTAATCCAGCCATAGACATGCGTTTACATAAGCATTATTCTACTAGGCTTAAAACTGCTTTTGATCCAAACTACAAAACAATAAAAGATGGTAACGCTTCTAGCTCTACAGTAGCTGGTAGAACAAAGATGTCTACACAGGAAATAAACGAAGCTAAAAAACTAATGTCTAGAATAAAACCTAAACAATAAAATTTAATATGAGTAAAATAAAATCGCCGTTAAAACAAAATGAAGACGTAGAGTTAGTTAAGCTTTCGGACGCTGATGCTCAAAGCTTATTTAACGAAACTTTTGATTTTGATGAAAGTATTTTAGAAAACGAAGTTGAGGAAGAAGAGGAAGAAGAAAAAAAACTTACAGAAAAAGAACAAAAACAAGTAGACGAGTATGGTTACGTACTTCCAGATATTACCGAGGTAGTAAAGTCAGATGATGATTTAGAGGTAAAAACTAAAGACGATAAAAAAATTGTTTATAACACAAACGAAGAAAAGAAAAGACTTAAAGAAATAGGTGGAATTGTTGCAGAACAAATGCAGCCTTATATTGATTCTGGAGAATATTCTGAAGAAGAATTAAACACTATTCGTAAGTACTTAAACAGATTAGAAACTGATCTTTACGATAAAAAACAACCTTTAGATTTTCTTCCTTTGGTTGTAACACCAAGAGAGGCGATGGAAGATGCACTCGACGAAATGTACTATAAGTTTGGTGAAATGAATGTCATAAAAATTTCAGAACAATTAAACTTGTCACCTGAATTTTTAGATATTTTTAAAAGCGAAAATACTGATATATACAGAGTAGAAGACACAAGAGGAGAACTACAACCAAAACTTATTAGAATAAAAGAAAATGGAGAGGTTGAGTTTATAACATCTAAAGAATTAAAAGATGTTGATCCTAACTTTTATTTAAAACTAAATGACGATCTTGAGGACAGGTATTATGAAGACTTAGATAATTTAGGAAACAACATAGTTGATCTTTTTGATAAGATGGTTGAAGAAACAGGTACAGCGGGAGTAGTCTCTGGACTTGATGAAGACCAAATGTTGGATTTGCTTAGAAGAGAACTTAAAAAGTATAATATTGACGTTAGACAACCTGCGATTCTTGGTGATTATGTAACGTTAGTAAGTGGAAAAGATCCTAGTAAAGAGTTAAGAATAAATCTTAATACAAATTACTTAGAGTCTAGTTTTTTTGGAACTGCTCCGGGACCATTAAATGTTCGAGGTGTTAGGAACTCAGGCGAAAAAATATTTAACTCAATAGAAAACTTCGTTAAAGAACATGGCAAGCAACCAGAAGTTATTGACCACGAAGAAAATATTATTGAAAAAAATATTAAAGCAGCCAACAAACTAAAAGAAGAGCGTGATAACTCTTTAGCCGTTGAATACAACACTATAAAAGAGATTGATAAAAAAATTAAAAACGCAGAAACACAGCTTGAGTTTTACAACAGAGAGCAATCAGAAGAATCTAAAGAACAATGGTTAGAAAATCACGGTCAACCTACTGATTTAATAAACGTTAAAGATTATGCTGATAGAAATAATATTAGCGGAGATTTTAACGAAAATGAGTTTATAACACAATTAGAACTTCAAACAAGAAAAGATTTACGTTACGGTCTAAATGAAGATGAGTGGCGAGTTTATAGTGGCAGAAACCGTACTCAAGAACAGAAAGATTTATTTGTAAAAATAGACAATGCAATTGAGCGTTTAAAGAAAGATGAAAAGAATTTTTCTTTTTGGCAGAATCTTGGTGGACTTGAAGACGTTGAATACGATGAAGATAAAGATTTAGTATTACAGGGAGATTTAGCTGTAGCTTTATTTGATCTATTAGAAGATAAACCACAAGATGAAATAGAAAAAATACTTTTATCTTTTACAAAAAAAGAAGCTCTTTTAAGAGAAGCAAAGGCGATTGTTTTAGATAATTACTACACTGAAAAACAAGTAGAGATCGATATAAACAATAAAAATAAAAATGATTTTGAAGTAAGAAAAATTGAACTTGAAAATGATATAGAAGATTTTAACCAATCAGTATCCACCTTTGAAGAAAAAATAGCTCCTATAACACAAAGTATAAATAACAGTATAAAAAAAGTAAATGATATAGATGCGAAAATAGAGACCTTGATCGAAGACGCTGAGGATATTAAAGAAAAAGCTAAGACAGATTCGGATTATAGAGATGTTTATACGGATCTTTATAAAGATTACCAAGAATTGTTAGCAAAAAGACAAAAGCTTGTAAATCAATATGAAATAGATAATAAAGAATATAACAACTTAATAAATTCTGAAGAATATAAAGAAATTGCTAATTCTAATATTGATCTTAACAATAGACAGATTAGCTTAGGAGAACAAATAGAAGTTTTAAATAAAGCTGGCAATAAATTAAGTGAAGAATTTAAAACACTTTACGATGAGATAGGATTTAACGCCGCTGATGGTGTTTTTGAAGACTCTTACGAATCTGTTACGCAGTACAAAAAATGGAAAAATGCATTTGCAGACAATCCTACTATGGATGCTATTGGGGCTTTTAATGAGCAGTTTACAGATCAAGTGTTAAAAGTGTTTGCAATAATACCAGAGGCTGCTGTTTGGCAAGCTAATAGAATATATGGAAACGATCCTAATGAATACAGTCAATGGGATGCAATGAGTGATATTGTAGCAAATTATATAGAAGAAGATAAGTTTAGTGCTTATACAGATCGAGATGGGCGTATAGCAGAAGCTGGGTGGACTTACAGAAACATAACAAGAACAATGGCTGATATGCTTCCATTTACTCTTGGTATTATCCATGCTGGTAGAAAAGGAGACGCTAGAGGTATTAAAAATGCTTATAAAAAGTTTACTGGTGGTACATTAGATGACATGGCTATGAAGTGGAATATAACCAAAAGAACTTATAGCCTTACTATTTATGACAATTATCAAGAAGCTAAAAAACTTGGTTTAAATGATATGCAAGCGTTAGAGTACGCTACGTTTATGTCTAGCGCAACCGCAATGTCTCAGCTTATAATGCCTGATAATCTTTTCTTAAAAGGTGGTGCAGGTACTAATCCTTTTAAATCTAGTTTTGCAAAAAGTTTAAGTGGTACTACAAATATGGTTGCCGCAAGAGAAATATCAAAAAATACATTTAAAAACTTAGTTAAAGAACTTGGAGAAGAAGAAATAGAGTTATTATTTGATGATCTTAATAAAATGAGTTTTCTAGCTAATCACGAGTCTATGTTTTTAGATGCAGAGGCGCACGCTGATTTAGCTATGGGTACAATCATATTGTCTGGTGGTATACAGCAGATTGGTAATAGACAAACGTACAAGGCTGTTAAGGAACGAGTTCGTGCTGAGTTTAAATATAGAGGATTAGAAACTTTACATATTTTACAAAAAGAAAAAAATGGTCTTAATTCAAAAATAGCTAGACTTGAAAAACTAGAAAATCCTAATTTAGATAAAATTGAAGAATTAAAAAAGAGGGTAGAAGAAATTGATGCAGCTATAGTTTATGGACAAGCAGAGTTAGAAGCTATTAACAATGCCCCTAGCTACGCTAGTAGTGAGCACATAGATTTAATTAGAAGAAAAAACGAGCTTATAAAGAAAAAATCAAGTGCTAAAGGTGAAGAGCTTAATGAAATTAATAAGGAGATAAAAGATATATCTGCTGAATTAGAATCTACTAACGCTTATGAAAATTTTCAAAACAAACAAGAAAAAGACGTTGAAAGGTCAGAAGAAATAGCTAAAGAAGAGTTTGGAGAAGATCTCGAGGTTTACGAAACAGACAGTAGACAGGAATCTTCTGATGTGGTAAAGTCAAAAATGCAAGAACAGTCTAAGCGTTTAGAAGAAGAAATTAACGATATAAAACAAGATGAAAACGGTAACGCTGTAAACTTGCAAGAACAACCAGCATTGTCCAAACTTAAAAATGAAAAATCTAGAGTAGACAATGAATTAGCTAATATGGCTAGTACAGAAGAAAGACAAAAGCAGGAAAGAGAACTTATTCTTATTCAAGATAAATTGAATAAAATAGATCCATCTAAGAAATTAACACGAAGAGCAGAGTTACAACAACAATTAAAACGACTAGATAAACTACGTAGAGATGGTCAGATAAGTGGTTTAGATTTTTTAGCAGAGACTAAAAAGATTAAAGACGCTATAAAAGAGTTAAGTTCTGAAATAAAATCTGACAAAAGTGTAACTAGTGCTAACGAAAGCGTAGTTGACGACTTAGTAGAAAAATATTTAGGTTTAGCTAATGAAATAGATAAAGATCAAGCATACTCAGGTTACAAGGAAAACGCTTTTATTACACCTCCTGATGCAAGTGGTAGAAGAAGTATAATTATAAATAAAAAAGGTGTATTGCAATCCGGATATATAAACGCTGGGCAGCATGAAATTTTACACGCTATACTTAAAGAAACTTTAAAAAGCGATCCTGAATTACAAAGAGCTCTTGCTGATGCTATGATGGAGTTTGCTAATGATAATCCAGGTAAAATAAAAATTGGACCAGAGTTTGACCTACGTATGAGAGCGTATAACGAATCAGATCAAAAATACGAAGAATACCTAACAGTAATGGCAGAGGCTTTAGTTAGAGGAGATGTAAAGTTTTCTAATAACTTCAAAGGAAAGGTTAGTGATATGATGAGAAGGTTTAACCAAAAATATCGTAGACCTGACATAGAGTTTGAAACAGGTGAAGACGTAATAAACTTTTTAAGAGATTATAATAGGTTTTTTAAGAAAAGAAAGAAAAACCCTGCTTTCAGCAAAATGATAAAACAAGGTGCTAAAGGTAAGTTACTAGAAAGAAAAGAAAAAAGAGAAAAAGAAGTTAGGTATGGACCTGGTTTTTCTAAGTCTTTAAGATTTCAATTTTCTAAAAATCCAGATTTAAAAGACGACTTTGATAATTTAACTCAAAATCCAGATGGTACTAAAAGATGGAACAGTAAAGTAGAGTTTCAAAACAGTTCTGAATACTGGGAAGGATTAACACAAATACTAACTAATCCTCAGTTAGAGTCTTTAATAAAAGAAGGTATAGGAGGAGAAACTGGTATACAGTATGCTGAGTTAGATGATTTCGTAGAAAAAGTAAAAGTAAAACTACAAAGAAGATACGAAGGGCAAACAAGAGTAATAAAAGACGCTGACGGTAATCCAATTGTAGACGAAAGAGGTATAGAACGAAGAGAGAGAGTTCTTGATGAAAATGGTAATCCAAAAGGAGGTTTTGATCCGTCTATGGCTAATGGTAGTTTATTTGGTTGGTTAATAGGTGGTAGTGGTAGTTATACAAATTCAAATTTATATCGTGCTAGAGGAGATGTGATGAACGAGTATAAAGAGGAAATTGAAACTATATCTGCTGATACAGAAGGAACTGCTAGAAAGCTATCTCAAATACCAAGTGATAACGATGTTAAGCAAGAAACTAAAAATGAGGTAGAAAGAAATAAAATAGATTTACTTAAACTACCTGTAATAGAAAGAGTTTCTGATAAAATAAAATCTAAGGTTAAACCAGCAAAAGGAGATGGGCATAAAGAAATAATATCTAAGCACGCTGGTGAAGTTGGTCAGCTTATATTTGATATTCCTGGAGATAAAATTGTAAAAGGTGGCGCTAATTTAACTGCTGTTACTAAGTACGAGGAAGGCATGCCTATTCCTGGTGAGGCTCAAAATATACAAAGAGTTTTTAACGCTCCTCAATTTGCTGAAAAATTTATTAAAACACTACCTTTATACAACGTTGTTGAAAGAACTGGTGATATAAATTTAAAAGGAGAAAATTTAGATGTGTCACGAAATGTTTTTGGTGTAGCTATAGGTTTAAAAGGCTTGCCAATGGATTATTTTTATGAAGATTATATTGACCCAAGATCTCTTAGTAAAGACCCATTAATTAAAGCTGAATCTATTACCTCTCCAAAAGGTAGAAGTAAAGGTTTAACAACTCAGACACAAGTAAAAAAATTGAAACAAGAGTTTATAAACCCTACGCCGGAAACTATAGAAAAGTTTAAAAGAGATATAGGTATAACGCCTAAGCTTGAAGCAAACGAATACAGTAGAGATATTGGTCAGTTACAGAAAGGAGTTGCTAAGGTAATTTCTATGAACGTATCGTTGTCTGCTGCTCAAAGAAATCTGCAAGATCAACTTAACAAAGCTATTAAAGAAGGTAAGTCTCCAAAAGTAACACAAGAAATAAAACAACAAACAGCCAATATTACAGGCGCTCAAAGTAAAATTGCTTTTAGTAAAGGTGTAGCGGACCAAAAGAACAGGTTGCAGTTTAGTGAATCTATACCTGTTGAACAGCTTTCAAACGCAGAGATATTAGCACAAAATAAAGATTACAAACTGATAGTCAAAAGAGGTAAACAAATCCCTATAAATATGAATACCCCAAAAGGTAGATTAATATTTAAAGAGTGGGTAATAAAAGATTTATCTAAACGTTTGCCAAAAGCATTTTTCTACACTTCTGGAACTTTTGATGGTACTAGCAAGGGTCTATTTACCGAGGGGGACTATGTTGGAGCATTTAGAGGGCCAAAAGCAAATTTACTAAATGTTTCTGTAGAAGAAACTATAGCTATGTTTGCTCCTGACCACGTATTTGGACCTGATGACGCAGACATAAGCATGGCCTTAACTAGAGTAACTCAAAATAAAAAGAATTTAGAAGACACTAATGCTAAGCTACAAAGAGCTATAGGTTTTAAAAAGATATTAAACGTTCTCAACCAAATGATACAAGAAGACAAAGCTAATATACCTTATGTAGCAGCTTTATTATCTTCTACTAGTTCTAACATGAATCACTTTATGAGAAAAGGATCTATATATGAGTTTAGAAACACATTAAACGAAGCTAATGTAGAAGAGCATACTCAAGCAGCTAGTGATTTTGCTAAGTTTGTATTAAATAGAATGGTCGATGGGACTTTCGATAAATATATCGACGTGGCTATGCAGGCTTATTTCCAAGGATCATTACCGTTAAAATTTGAGATTTTACTTGTAGACCCGGCCGGTGAGTTTAATTATAAAAATAACGCTGGTATTTATACCAAACTAATATTAGTAGACGGTAAACCAGTGTGGATTAGATATTTTAATCCTGATGTTAATAATAATCAGGGTGGTATTAATCCAAATGTTTTAATATTAGCTGGTGGAAACACAATAGCGCAAGAATATGGAGTTGGCGTAGATGAGTCTTTATACAATCACGATGAAGTAGTATCAAAACAACAAGAATTGTTGTTTAAAATTTTTAATGGTGATATAACTCAAGAAGTAGCTAGCAAAACAATAAATGAATACGCTATGAAGTTTTCTAAAGTTTCACCATCTTCAGAGGTTAAAAAAGCAATTAAATTTAGCAAGGCTATAGAAAACGCTCGTTTAATAAACCACAACACTCCATCGAGAGGTATGAGTGCTTGGGATTTTGATGACACATTAGCAACTACCAAGTCTGGAGTTAGAGCTACTGTACCTAATCCTGATGGCACACCACAACCAAATAGAAAAGTTATATTCTTGGCAGGTGGAGCTGGTAGTGGTAAATCTAATGTTGTTAAAAAATTAGGTTTAGAAGAACAAGGATTTAAAATAGTAAACTCTGATATATCACTAGAGTGGTTAAAGAAAAACTCTGGATTACCAGAGAACATGAACGATCTTACTAGAGAGCAATTAAGTGAATTAGGTAGATTACAGGCTCAGGCTAGAAAAATATCTAAAGGTAAAATGATGAAGTACCAAGGCAACGCTGACGGTGTTGTAGTTGATGGTACTGGTGGGTCTATAAAAGCTATGCAGAAGCTTGTTAACGAGTTTAAAGAAAAGGGCTATGATGTAAGTATGGTTTTTGTAGAAACTTCCTTAGAAACAGCCTTAGATCGTAATAGAAAAAGAAAAGAAAGATCTTTATTAGATAAGATAGTTATTAGAAACCACGAGGCCGTTCAAGGCAATAAAGAAGGGTTTAAAGAAATGTTTGGTGAAAGATTTATGGAGGTTAAAACAGATAATCTTACACAGGCAGATCCTATGCCAGCAGATCTTATGCAACAAATGAATGACTTTGTTAGTAGTTATAAAAAACTAAGATTAGATGCAGAGCAGTTTGCTACACAAGGAGCAGATATACTAGAGCAAGGTGGTGTGTTTGATTTTTCTGAGTTTAACGTTGTTACAGAAGGTGCTCAAGGCCCTATGTTTAAAACAGCGTTTGATAGAGCTCAGAAATATGGGACTAAAGATACTTATGTGCTAACCGCTAGACCAGCTGAATCTGCCGGACCAATACAACAGTTTTTAGCTTCTCAAGGATTAAATATACCTTTAGAAAATATAACTGGATTAGGTAATAGTACTGGTGAGGCAAAAGCAGAGTGGATTTTAGAAAAGTTTTCAGAAGGATATAACGATATATACTTTGCTGATGATGCGATGCAAAATGTTGAGGCTGTTAAAGATGTGTTAGACCAGTTAGATATTAAATCTGAAGTTGTACAGGCTAAAATACAATTTAGTAGAGGTATAGACAACAAGGTCGACAAAATGTTTACTAACCCTGCTCTTGTCAAAATAAAAGAAAATATAAGTATTAACAACGTAAGTAATGTTAGTAGTTTAACAAGAGACGGTGTTTATAGTAACATACAATTTTCAAAGAAACATAGGGGCGAATATGAAAACTTAATATCTAAAAATAGACCAGACTTAGTAAAAGAAGGTTTAGTATCACAGACTGTTGACCAAATGTTTGATCTTGTCAACAATTTAAGTATACCGCCTGATAAAAGAAGAAAGTACGAAAAAATAATGACTAAATGGTTAGCTACTAGTACTATGAAGCTACCAGAAGATAATTATAAGCTACAAGATGCTGTAGAGTTAGCTGAGAAAAATAAATTGGACGTGTTTTCTTATAGAAATCCTAATGAGATTATAGAAAAATTTGCTGGTAAATCTAAAGCAAAACCTATAAATCCAGATACAGTAGAGCTATTTGTAAAAGACGAAAGCAAAACTAATAAAAAATATGGTATAACAGAGTATGTGGTTGAAGAAACTAAAGAAAGTCAAGCTATTGTTAGAAAAGTAGTAGATACTCATTGGGGGCCAAAATCTAATCCTTGGTGTATATGCGCTAGAGATAAAAATGGATCAATGGACGCTGCTTGGGACAATTGGAAAAAGTATTCTGACGGTCCAAAAAGAATTGTGTTTCAAAACGGAAAGTTGTTAGCTTTTTATGCTAATGATTTGTATTGGGATAGAATGGACAATGATACAGACGCTCCTGTTATAAATATTAAAGAAGGTAGAGTTACTAAAAAAGTAGAGCTAGTTCCTATAGGTAAAAATAAGGTTGATGAGTTTGTGATAGAGGTTCGTACTGTTAGTGAAGATGGCAATACCGTTACAACAGAAATTGTTGGAGAAACAGGATCGAACTACGAAGTTGGAACTAAAATCGTAGAAAATAGAGTTAACGGTGTAACCGTTAAAAAGACTAGGTCGACTTCTGATAGAATGAGTATTGAGTGGGGATTTGAACCTGGTAGGGTTCAAGAAGTGCAGAACTACAACGAAAAAGGTGAATTAACTAGTAGTATTTTCTACCAAGAAGCTGGTGTTATAGGTACTATTAACCATGCTGAAGAGTTTGGAGGTATAACGGAATCTGAGATAGTCGAGAAAAAAGGAGATATAATAAGTAACGAAGGTGGTGGAGAATACTTTGCTCAAATTAATCTTGCAAAACAAGGTATAAAAAACGCGGACCCTACTGTTATTACAGAAATAGGTTGGGAAATGGATGGAAAACTAGAAGATGTTATTACTACGTCTTCTAATGGTGAGACAAGAGTAGACCTTAAAAAAATTCTTAAAATAGATTCTAAAGCTCAAGGATTGCCACCTGGTATACAATTTAGTAAAGATATAAGCAAAGAGTTTAACGAGCTTTTAGAAAGAACAACTGGCGTTGAAGCTAGAAAGAGATTTTCAGAGGCACAAGCTAAAATTAGAGGTAAAAAAGGTAGGTACAAGGGTATAATACCGGCTTCTGCTCAAGATTTCTTAGGACTACTATATAACTTTATGGGTAAAGGTAAACAAGGAGATGCTGATATGGCTTTCTTCAAAAAAGCCTTGATAGATCCTTTTGCTAGAGGTATAGACGAGTTAAATGCTTCTAGACAAGCCGCTTCTAATGATTACAAAAATTTAACAAAAGAGTTTCCTAAAGTTAAAAAGAGATTAAATAAAAAAGCAGGAGATACAGGTTTTACAAACGATCAAGCAGTTAGAGTTTATTTATGGATTAAGGCTGGTTTTGAAGTGCCTGGTTTATCAAATAGAGATTTAGCTGCATTAAACGCACATGTAAAAAACGACCCTGAATTACAAGCCTTCGCAGATGCTCTTGGTATAATATCTAAAAAAGCAGAAGGTTATGCAAAACCAGGAGAGTATTGGTTGGTAGAAAATATTATTTCTGATTTAACAAGTGATGGTGCTATTGGAGAGGTTAGAGCAGAGTTTTTAGCAGAGTGGCAACAAAACGTTGATCAAATATTTTCTAAGGAAAATCTAAATAAAATAGAAGCTATATACGGTTCTAAATTTAGAGAAGCATTAGAAGATATATTATATCGTATGCAAACTGGTAGAAATAGATCTCAAGGTGGAGGTAGATTAATGAATAATTATATGAACTGGGTTAATAATTCTGTTGGTGCTATCATGTTCTTTAATATTCGTTCTGCTGTACTACAGACTATATCTGCTACTAACTATATTAATTGGTCTGATAACAACCCGTTAAAAGCTGCTATGGCATTTGCTAATCAAAAACAGTTTTGGTCAGACTTTGTAATGTTGTTTAATTCAGATTACTTAAAACAAAGAAGAGCTGGTAATAGAAGAGGTGTTAATGAAGCTGAACTAACATCGGCAGTAATGGGTGTTGGGCCTGCTGAACAAGCGAAAGCTGCTTTAAGATATTTATTAAAAATAGGATTTTTACCAACGCAAATTGCGGATAGTTTTGCAATTGCTTCTGGTGGTGCAAGTTTTTATAGAAACAGAGTTAATTCATATTTAAAACAAGGTATGTCTAAAGCAGAAGCAGAGCAAAAAGCGTTTTTAGACTTTCAAGAAACTACAGAGGTGTCACAGCAGTCTGCTAGACCTGATATGATTTCACAGCAACAAGCTAATCCATTAGGAAGATTAATACTATCTTTTCAAAACACACCAATGCAGTATGCTAGAATTATGAACAAAGCCGCTAGAGATATTGCGAACGGTAGAGGTGATTTTAAAACTCACGTATCTAAAATAATATACTACGGAGCTATTCAGTCTATAATATTTAGTGCTTTACAATCAGCTATATTTGCTTCCTTAGGAGATGATGAAGAAGAAGATTTTGATACAAAGAAGCAAAGAATTTTAAACCAGATGATAGACTCTGTTCTTTCTGGTATTGGTTATGGTGGAAAAGCTATATCTACTGTTAAAAACGCTACGATGGAGTATTTGAAACAAAGAGATAAAGGCTTTAGAGCTGACCATGCTTATACGATATTACAACTTTTAGGTTTTTCTCCACCTATTGGATCTAAACTTAGAAAAATATATAGCGCTATACAGACCGAGAAATTTAATAAAGATGTATTTAAAAGAAGAGGTTTAACGTTAGACAATCCTATTTGGCAAGCTATTGGATATACTATAGAAGGATTTTTTAACGTGCCTTTAGGTAGATTATCTCAGAAAATGCAAAACTTAGATAATGCTCTTGATAGTAACAACGAGTGGTGGGAAAGAATTGCTTTAATTATGGGATGGAACACTTGGGACCTTGGTATTAAAGACGCGGACATTGAAGGCATAAAAGAGGAGATTAAAGAAGAAAAGAAAGAAAAAGATAAAGAAAGAAGAGAACAAAAGAAAAAAGAAAAAGAAGAAGAAAAAAAGAAAGAACAAGAAGAGTTAATTAAACAAAACCAAGAGAAAAGTAAAGAAGATGGTATTTGCTCTGCTATAAGTAGAAGTGGTAATAGGTGTAAAAACAAGGCAGAGTCAGGTGGTTTATGCACAATACACGCTAAAGTAGAGCAAGGAACTAAGGAGGTTCAATGTAGTAAAATTAAATCTAACGGTGAGAGATGTAAAATGAAAACCAAGGCAAAAAGCGGTTTATGCTACTATCATGATTAAATAATTTGAAAAACAAGTAATTCTATAATAATAAAGTACACTTAAAAATGGCAAAAGAATTAAATGAAGATACTGGCTTTGTATTAAGCATAAAAACATTAATAGGAATAGGTTTTGCAATAGCAACAATAGCTGGTATGTGGTTTACATTACAAGCTGATATTGCAGAGGCAAAAGAGCTACCAGCTCCACCAGACCCTGAAGTTACACGCTTAGAGTTTGATATGAAAGATCAAATGATAAGACAAACTATTATGACTACACAAGAAGACGTTAAAGAAATTAAAAAGTCTATTGAAAAAATAGAAGAAAAACTTTACGAATAATGGAAGAAACTAAAACACCTTGGAGCGTATACGCTATTTATATGTTAGTATTAATATTTATGATGATAGCAGGTACAGTTAAGGGCCAAAACATTTGCAAGACAGATGTATGTGTAGTTGAGTTTAATGCTAGTTGGAACAAAGCTAACAGTGTAGACTGGTTAGATAAGCTAAATGATTGTGGTGTTCAAAGAATAAATATAGACGAGGGTGATTGGCAAAAGAAATATAATATAGTTGTAGTGCCTACAATTATAGTTTTTAACGGAGAAGAAGTAAAACGTTATCAAGCAGATCTTAGTTTTACTATGGCCGTAACAAGAAAAGAAGTACAAGAAGAAGTTGATGAAATAATAATGAGTGACTTTTAAAATGAAAAAAATATTAATATTACTTTTATTACCTATATTAACTTTTGCACAGAAAGAAGTTGTTGTACATATAAAAACAGATGCGTATCCTAGTGAAACAAAATGGATATTATATGACTCTGCTTATGGAGGAGATACGTTAGATTATGTTGACTATGGTTACTACACGCAACAAAACTTTGTTCACCTTGACACGTTGTATATACCAGATAGCGTTACAAATATATCTTGGGTTATATACGATAGTTATGGTGATGGTATTATAAACGGTGAATACTATTTAATAGTATGTGGAGACACTATAGTTAGTTACCCGTCTTCTACATTTACAACCGGTTTAATTCATAATAGAGTTGTACCACAATGTATGCCACAACCACCGCCGCCTGGTCAATGTGTGCCAGCAATGGTAAATATAAACTTAGATCAATTTACTAGTGAAACTAGTTGGGAAATAAAAGATACAATGGGTAATTTGATAGCAGCAGGAGGCCCATACCCAAACGCTCCTGATTATCAACCACAACATATTCCAGTTTGCCTACCTACAGGTGTTTTAAGGTTCACGATATTTGATACGTACGGAGACGGTTTAGCTGGAAGCCAGTGGGGTGGAAACGATGGATCATATTATTTGATGCAATGTGGAGATACCTTGGTGTTTGGTACCACACCTAATTTTGGGACAGATTCCACGCATGTATTTGTGTCAGACACATGTACTCCACCACCACCAGTGCCGGGCTGTATGGACAACAATTATATTGAATTTAATCCATCAGCCACAGTAAGCGATAGTAGCTGTGCTACTTTAAAAATATATGGTTGTACTGATAGTACAATGTTTAACTACGACTCAACTGCAAACACTATGGACTACATAGACAGTTGCGATTACACTCTTGTACTGCATGATCTTGCAGGTAATGGTTGGGTTGGTAGTAGATTAGAAATTTATCAAGATGACACGTCACAGTTTGTAATGACATCTGGTTTTGATCAAACCTATACTTTACAATTAAAAGCGCCTAAACTAGTAAGAGCTAAGTTCTTTATTAGTCAACAAGCTTCTGGTACAGCTCTTGAATGCGGGTTTACTTTAATAAATCCTATGGGTGATACCGTTATAAGTATTAGACCGCCGTTTATACAACCGTTTTTTGTGTATGGTGGTATAACTTATTGTGGTAACGAGTGTATTGAAATAGTTGAAGGATGTATGGATAACATGGCATTTAACTATGATAGCACGGCAAACACACCGCTACCTTGTTATTATGTACCTGGTTGTATGTCTCCTGCGTATTTAGAGTATCATATCGATACATCTAACGGGGTTTATACAGATATTAATATACAAGACAGTTGTAATATATTAGCTGTGTTTGGATGTACAGACACGGCTTCGTTTAATTACGACTCTACTGCTAATGTAGACAATGGTGGTTGTATACCTGTTATAACTGGATGTATGGAAAGTCTAGCGTTAAATTATAATCCGCTCGCAAATACGCCTGACACGTGTATAGCATACGTTTATGGGTGTACTGACCCGACAATGTTTAACTATGATAGTTTAGCAAACACTGATGATGGAAGTTGTGAACCTTTTGTTTATGGATGTATGGATAGTACTATGTTTAATTTTAACCCACTTGCAAATGCTCAAGATAATATTACTCCTTGTATTCCTTTTATATATGGTTGTACTGATCCGAGTATGTTCAACTACCAAGCTGAAGCTAACACAGAAGATTTCAGTTGCATACCATTTATTTATGGGTGTACTGATAGCACCGCTATTAATTACGATTCACTTGCTAACACTGATAACAATTCGTGTATACCGGTGGTTGTGGGATGTATGGACCAAGACGCTTGGAACTATGAAGAACTAGCAAACGTACCTGATACTTGTTTGTTTGCAGCTGAGTGTATAACAGGGCCAGGCGAGCCTTATTGGTTAAACGACCCTTGTTACGCTTGGGTTATAGACGTTGATGAGTACTGTTGTACAAATGACTGGGATAGTATATGCCAGTTAACTTACAACTACTGTGAAGGCACTTGGGTTGGACCAATACCAAAGCGTTTTGCTAATTTAATAATGATAACAGATATACTGGGCAGACCAGCAAAAATAAATACTAATCAACTATTGTTTTTCATATATGATGATGGAACAGTAGAGAAAAAAATGATAAAAAATGGAAAGTAAACCTTTTAAAATGAAAAATCCTTCTTTAGCTAAAGCTATGAGAGAAGGTACACCTATGCAACTTAATTATGGATCTCCTATGAAAGACACTGGAACACCTGGAGATGCGGGTCCAAAGAAAAGACCTAGACGTAACACTATGAAAGAAGACGAGCTTATAGAGAAACAAGAGCAAAGAAAAAAAGCTGACGAAGTTTCTTACGATAAAAAAGCTATGAATAAAAAAGGTAAAACAAGGATTCCAGGAACAAACATATACGAAGATAAAGAAAACAAAGAATTACAACAAATAAACAAAGATTCTGAAGAAAGATCTAAATTAAGAGCTGAAAAAGATAGAGAAAGAGAAGCTAGAAGAGAAAGAATCAGAAAGTACGAAGAAAGAAATCCAAAGAGATCTAGTAAAAAAGCGTCAAAGGGAGTTATGAAAGGCTTCGATCCGCTAAATAAAAAGAAATAAATGAAAAAACTATTAGTACTATTATTAGTACCTATATTTAGTTATTCACAAAGTAATGTAAAAGATATATTTAAGTTCTCTACATTTTACGCGGCTGTAAACGGTGGTACTTCTATATCAGATGTGGAAACTTATAGCGTTACAGATGGTTTAGGTATTGAAACAATACAAACACCTTATGATTATAACTTAACTTTAGGTATACGTAAAATAGCTAGGTTTGGTTATGAAAACAGGGCTAATACATTTTATGATGGTACTGAGTCTAATTATAGTGATGCTGCTACAGTAGGTAAAAGAAATGGTACAGAGTTTTTATTTCAAGTAGATTACAAGAGACAAGAAGGTGTAGAGTATTTAGATCAACACCACTTTATAAGATACGTAGCTAACGACTGGATAGCTAAAGCAGAGTACTTAGTAGATGGTTTTGCAGATATAGAATACTTTGAAACATCACAAAGATATAGATATAATCTTGGTAAAGTAAGTTTTAATATTGGAGCCGTACAAAGATTATCTGAACCTTATGGTTATGATCCGCTTGCTAGCTGGAAGTTAGACAATGGTAATATACATTATACTTACTTAGCTTTACAAGAAGGATATAATGTAGATGTATATCATGACATGTACTATAATCCAGATGGCGATATAGTAGCTTATTCATCAGATGTATGGGAACAAATTGTAATACCAGAGGTATTAGCTAACTACGTCGAAAGAAAACGTAATGAGTTAGATGATAAACTACAACACTCGTTAGTCGTAGGTTTAGATTATTATTACTACAACAAAAGTGTTTGGGTGCATACATGGGCTAACTTGATGCCATACCACTACAACGATAAAGATGAGTTTAGTTATCACAACTACATCGATGGTCAATGGTTAGATTACTCAGGCGGTTTAATATTTGGACAAAAGATAAATAAAAGATTAGGCGTGTTTGCGGAAGGTAAATACAATAAGTACTGGAACAGAGAGTGGTACGATTTTAAAATGGGTATCAACTACATAATAAGATAATGGCATATATACAAAAAAATAATCCTTTTCCTATAACTAGTTGTGGTAGACGTAGATCGTTTATGAACAATAACGTACGTAGACAAGTTAATTCTCCTGGTAAAGATCGTACAGAAGAAAGTCCTTTTCCAAAAGCAGATCCACGTAGAACTATAGGACCAGGTAAAAACTTTAACAAAGTTGCTAAAGACAAAAGCGCTACAGGTGGAGCAGCTGGAGGTGGTATGACTCAAAAAGGTGTTGATGAGTACAAAAGAAATAACCCAGGTAGCAAGTTAAAAACAGCTGTCACCACTGATCCTTCTAAATTAAAAAAGGGTAGCAAGGCAGCTAAACGTAGAAAATCATTTTGCGCTAGATCTAAAGGTTGGACTGGCGAAAGAGGTAGAGCAGCTAGAAGAAGATGGAACTGTTAAAGGAGTTTAAAATACAAAAATACTTAGATAAAAAACCACCAAGTGATAACTCTAATACTACCAAAGGTGAGATTACTGAGTTAACTAAAATACCTATTAGAGAGAAGTTTGTAAAAGAGAAAGATGATATTAAAAAGTCTTTTGAAAAAGTTGTAGGCAAAGATGATAATATACAAAAGTTAATCAACGAGTCTGCGCCTATAATAATGAAAATTAAAAAACATCATAATAGACCTAGACCAAAAGTTATAGCCAAAAAAATAAAAACTAAAATGGAAGATATAGAGATGGCGTCGATGAAAACACCTTCGTATCCATCTGGTCACTCAGTGCAGGGTTATTTAATAGGAATGTTTTTAAGTGACAAGTACCCACAAAAAAGAGACAAGTTAATGAAAACTGCTAGAGATATATCACACAGCAGAAGAGTAGCAAGAGCGCACTACAAATCAGACTCTTTGTTTGGAGAACAAATAGGAAAAGATATGTATAACTATATAAAAGACAAGATATGAGAAATACACCATTAAGAGCTTTTGCTGGTAAAGAAAAGCTTAAAGAAGTTTCACAAGAATTAAAAAAAGCTAGTAATATGCACGCTGCACAAGCTAAAAAAATTGACAGTGCTATAAGCCCATTAAAAGGTAAATTAAAACCTTGTCAAAAGGCTGCTGCTAGAAAAAAGTTTGATGTTTATCCTAGTGCTTACGCAAATATGTGGGCTTCAAATCACAAATGCTAATGGCTTACGATATTAAAGCTAAGTTTATAAAGAACAGTCCTCTACCTTGTTGGAGAGGTTACGAGCGTGTACCTGGAACAGTTAAAGGAGCTAAAGGTAGTTGTCGTAAATCTTCGCCAACAAAAGACTATGTTTCAGATGAACAAAGAAAAGCTGTTTGGGCAAGTAAAGCTGATGGTGGTAAAGGTAATCCTAATAAAATGTTATCACCAGTTAAAGCAAAACAAAAAGGTGGTGGTACTAAAAAAGTTTGTCTACCTAAAGCTAAAATAGCTAGCATGAGTAGCGCTGAAAAAAACAAAGTGATAGCAGCAAAACAAGCGGCTGGTAGAGCTGGTAAATATAAAAGATCTAGTTCTAGTAATGTTACTGGTACAAAAAGTGATGGTTTAAGAGATTGGGTTAAACAAGACTGGAGACAAGTTGGTGACCCTAGTAAAAAATGTGGAGAAAAATAAATATATAAATATGAAAAGTAAATTTTGTAAATGGCTTCAAGCCATAACGTTTGGATTAGTATGTTTAGGTTGGTGTAAAATGTGTTGTGATAACTGTGACTGCTGATGTCGTTTAAAATGAAAGGGTGGAGCCCGTTTACTAAAAAACAAAAACCAAAAGATAGAGATGGGGAGGTTTATGTTGGTGATAAAAAGTTTTCAGATAAACCAATGTACGAAGGACAAAAGCCATCTACACATTTAATGGCTTATGGTGAGTCTGACGGTAAGTACGTGGCTTATCCTACTTTGTTTCAAGATGATGATGGTACGTGGCAACAACCAGACGATCCGTTTAGAGAAGCTATAAAAAAGAAAGAAATATACCAATTTGATACAGAGCAAGAGGCGAAAGACTTTGCTGATGGTAGTTGGAAAAAATAAATAATATGGAAAGAATAAGTAAACACATAAGTTGGAAAGAAGGAACTTATAGTAGAACTGGTGAAAGATTAAATTTAGATAACACTCCTAATGAAGAGCAAATTAAATGCATGAAAGAGGTTGCTGAAAATTTATTTGAACCATTGAGAGAATGGGTTGGTGGACCAATAAAAATAAATAGCTTTTTTAGAGGCGAGCCTGTAAACACTGCTATCGGTGGTGAAAAACGTTCACAACACATGAAGGGTCAAGCCATAGATATGGACGATACTTTTGGACACAAGACAAACGCAGAGATGTATCATTACATAAAAGATAATTTAGACTTCGACCAAATGGTATGGGAGTTTGGAACTGAATATCCTGATGGTAATCCTAACTGGGTTCATATTAGCTGGGTATCACATAGACCTAATAGAAAACAAGAAGTTATTGCTATTAAAAAAAATGGCAGAACTAGATATATAAAAGATATTGAAGAATATTTAAAGAATAAATAACTATATAGTAAAAACAATTAATTAATTAAAAAAAAGAAAATGGCGACAACAACAGCAACAATAACATTGAGTAGTTCAGACCTAACAAACAATAGTTTGTCTTTGTCTACTACAGCAACATTAACTAAAGCAGGTACTGATACTGGTTTAGATCAAACTAGTGGTCTTGGTAGAAAAAAATTAGTATCAGGACACGCAGAGTATACTTTATTTGACGGAGACGCTTATGCAAATGGCTCTCATAAAGTTTACTTAAAAAATACTTCAACTAATAACGCAGAGTATTTTATTGTAACAATAAACTCTGAGCAAATGGGTAAACTATATGCTGGTGACTGGGCGTTTTTTCCTTGGGAAGCAAACGCAGACACTAATGATATAAAAATAGATCCTAGCGCAGATGGTATGACATTAGAATACATGCTTTTAATAGAAGAGTAAGATACTAAATGGCACTGATACCTTATCACAACATAGTAGGTAGTACAACTAGAGAAAATGAATTAATAGGAGTTGGAGATATTAGAAGCAATTTGAGAAGTATACATCTCAACAATGTTAATAATTCTTCAGCTGCTACTATAGATTTATACTTATACAAACCCTCTACAGATACTTCCGCAGAAGAATCTTACTTTATATTAAAAAGTTATAGTTTAACTGCTGCGAGATATTTGACTATAGATGATTTAGGTTTATTAAGTTTTGATAACTCTACTTACGCACTGTTTATATCTGTGGGTGGATCAGACACTGTAGATGTGTTTTTAAATAGATAAAAAAAAAGGGGCTCACGCCCCTTTTATTATATAGTAACAGAATTTTTTTGGTTCTGAACTTCGACCCTGACTTCTTGAGCTAAGTTTTTAACTATTTGCATTGTTTTTCTAACTCTTGTTCCAGCTGAGTTATTACCTTCTACAAACTTTTCAGCGTCAGTTTCTATATCACTAAGTTCTTCACCCATTTTTTGTATTAATTTTATTACCTTGTTTTCTCCGTACATTTAATTTAATTTAAGTTATAGGCTTGTTACTTCACAAGATCCACCGGCACAAGCCAATTCACCTGATAGATCTGTATTATCATTTAACTCTACTACTTTAGTTAAGTCTATATCCTGAAGTAGTTTTGTCATTTCATCATATTTAGCTTTAGTTATATCCTCAAATGGAGCTTGAGTATACGTACCACCATCGTAAGGCAAAACAGACAAACCATTGTAGTTGTTTCTGTTTTCCCACATCCACTCACCAGCCTTTTCCCACTCTTTATCTTTCAAACTAATCGTAGCTGAAACGTTGTGTGTATTACTACCAGACTTATGCCCTGTTGCAACCCACTCTGTAGCTACTTTTTTAACACGTTCTAATAAATCAAAAGCAGACTCTGTTCTTACGATAGAACCTTTAGGCGCTGCTTGTGGTATCTCTATAACAGCGGTGTCATGAGGTCTAAAGTATTCGTCTTGTATTAACTGCGGATGGTGTATAGCAAGATAGTTGTATATAGCTTCATTTTTACCCACACGCATTCTACGGATATAATACTTGTTATGCCATGCATGAATACCCGAAGACGTACCGAGTACCAGAGATGTCGTCCCTGCAGGTTTAACGCACGTTGTACGAGCCGCGGGATTAATACCAATAGTCTTAGATACTATTCTATTCATTAATTTAACTTGATCTGCAGCTTGGTTTAAATCAAGATTTAAAACTTTACCGCTACCAATACCTGTCATTGACACACCGATCAATGCATCTCTTTCAGTTGTTTCTTGCCAAACTTCTCTAAGATAATGAAACTCTGTATAACCAGCCTGTAACGTACCTATAAAAGCAGCCGCGGCAACTCTATCGTTTAATTCCTCTTGTGTATCTACGTCAGATACGTTTACTTCACATAAGTTACAAAACTGAAAAGGTCTCAATGCTATTTCACAACATGGATTAGTACCCCAGTCTTTATCGTTATTAAAATATATACCAGGTTCACCAGAACCAGATAACTCTATACGTTTCCATAGGTCCATAAAAAAGTCTTTAGTAATTTTATGTCTCATAAGCACCGCTGAGTTATTAGCTCTACCTCTTTGTGGATCTGTCTCCCACCATTGTCCTGATTTACAGGAAATCATTTCCTCATCATACGCTGAAAATAGCGATATAAGAGCTGCTCTACGTATACCGCCAGCGAGTACGGCATCAGCGATATGGCAAACAATATCATGAACTTCAATACTCTTAAGTTTTTCTCCGTCTTGTTTTGCATCTAATATACCTTTAATTTTTACTAAGCACTCTCTTAATGGTTGAGGCCCTGGTGCTTTACCACCTGATGTTACCAACCTGGCACCTTTAGGTCTTATGTCTGAGTAATCAAACTTTATTTTAGATGATCTTTTACCACCCATATAAGACTTAATTAATACTTTAATAGCATCAGACCAGCCTTCAATACTATCACCAATAACGAACCTACGCTTTCTAACTACGTGGGGTTTTATTATCTCTGGTAGTTTTTTAATGTTATGTAATTGTACTGAATAACCTACACCACAACCTGATAACAATAAAAACATAATCTCACTAAAAGCGTCAATATGATCAA